TACACTTGAGTAGAGTGTTTCCAGGGTATCATCATTGGTCAGATGGTAGTCATATTTCAGGCCGACCGATGAATACTCACTGGCATGAACCTTGTGCTTGTCCAATACTGCTTTACCAATGGCCCATCCGCAGTTTCCGTCTGGACCTTTATTATAATCTGATGCTGCTTTGTACCATTCGGGTTCTGGGCCACGGCGAACTCTAATAGTGGTGCCACCGACTTGCTTGATACACTTCAATTCGTTTTTGAATCTGGAATCTGTGATGACAATATCATCAGCCGTTGATCGTAGTTGATTTTCTACACTGGCGACCCATATATCGTTATGAAAGTGCATACGACACACCTCAGTTCCCCATTGTTGGAGAACCCATCTCGGTGTCAGGTGCTTGATCTTCAGTCGTTTTGCCCACCAGGTATCGACCTGATCACGCCATGCTCTGCTCTCCGGAGTAAGGCCGTCGAGCATTTCTCGGTCCCAACTAAAGACAGCGCCCACTGCGTCTTTGAGAGTTGACGCAAAACTCATTTTTCTAAAATAGTGTTTTGATATGAGATAGTCGGCGACTGAATCCTTACCGGATCCTATGAATCCCGACACTGAGATTATTTTGTTCATGATACTCCTGTGAACAGATATTATACGATATCTGCCGAAGAAAAGCAAGAACTATTTTATCCGATTACCTCGAAAAAGTCCTCAAATAGTTGGTCCTGCGTTTTATGACACCGGGCATTTTTGTGGGAATTTTCACTTAGGGTCAACATCTGTAGATTAGTCCAATGTCCGATGATGTATGCCGGAATGTTTTCCATAAACCCTTGATAAATGCTGTAGATATGATCGACTGTGTAAGTTCTTCCGCGAGGTAAGCAGTCGGGATTTATTTTATCCTGGAACTCCACCCAACTTTCTCTTGTATATGTAAATACAGCCTCATTGTATTTGGTATATGCCCCTCTTAGATGTTTTGGTGTGGCCCCATTTCTTATTCTTGCGTCACTTATTTTGTCTCGGGCAAACTTAGACTGACTACCGTTTCCGACGCCATATCTATCCAAACATGTTTGCTTTGCTTTCTCGCGGTCAGCCGCTGAATAGGTTGCTTTGTTGCGATACTTGCGGCCATTTTTCACCGCCAGTAGATTTCCTTGTCGCCGACTTTCTCTGTGTTCAGGAGCATTCGCATTTACGAAGTCACCTCTAGCGTGCTGCATTTTTGCCTTCGCTGTGTAGTTCAGCGTTTTCAAATACCGATTTTCATACCACTTTACTTCCTCGCCAGTAACGGGGCATTTTGGTATCTCGTATATTTCATGTAGTATATGCCATGCCCGTTGTTTCGGTTTAGATGTAGTTGGTAGGAATGCAGTAGCCTCTACTATTTTTGCCCAGAGGTCAGGGTGTGTTCTTGGAAGATAGCGTGTTGCTGATTTATTGTAACTGGTATCGGTTGATAGTATGGTTTCAAGTAGTTGTTTCATACTTGTATTTAGTCCGCCATCCGATAATCCAAGTAAATCAGCCCTGGACCCAGGTAAGGGGCTGTGAATAGTCAACGAACCGTTTCAGGTCTTCAAGCAGATCAGTTTTCATCTTCTCGCCTTCGGCTTTCATTGCTGCGCCATTTAGTGAAGTACCACCACCTGGTCCTGCGATCATGGCGAACTTTTCACGGGCTTGACCTATCATCACCTTGAGTTCGGCAAGTGTCCAATCCATGATCCAAACACCTGATCCGTGGTCTTTCAGCAGAACTTCTTCTGGTTTCAGAACGTCGGCCCAGATGAGAATCTTCTCACCAGTTGCCTTAGGGTCACGCACAATACGCATCACCTTAGTAACTGGATTGAACGTGTAGATGACATAGCCACCGAACATTCTTGCTGCCAGTTCAACATATCCTGCATAGAAATCATACGTGGCCAGACCACCAGCGGCGTTGTAGTTCAGCAGATAAGTGTTTAGTATGGCGCTACTGAATGGATCAAATGACGAAGAAGCCGGTCCTGTATCAAGCCCAACGGTGCGTCTGAACAATGATCGAATGTTGATGAACTGCTCCGGAAGGGTGTATGTATCCACATCTTTTTCTGTGGTGAACAGGGTGTAAGTTTCTTCTGTGGAGTTTTGAGCCCGTTGCCTATACACTCTTATGGCATATTGATATGCCGCTTCGTAGTGTGTAGGGTCAAGTTCAATGTCAACGATGCCTGAACCCAACCTGTAGCCCAGGTTGGAAAACATCTCTTGTTTTAGTTCGTCTAATGTAAGTCCTGAGGCCATAGTGTTTCCCTGATAATCTATTTATCAGAGAAGGAGCCATGGCTAATGTTGTTGAAGTAGGGCCCAGGTGAGCCATTGTCGGAAGGCGCCATATACTTTTTCGGCTTCCTGTTCGCTTCCGATAGAAACACCACGGACAACAAACCGATCTTTCTCAATCCGCAGCATTTCGGAGTCGCCCATCTTGAAAGTTATTGCACCCATTAGTTTATCCGTGGTGTCCGTTCCCATTAGATATCGCCTTCTTTGCGGTTCTCGCTGGCATCAATTGAAAAGACACCGCCCGGATATCTCGGCATCAGCTTTTCCATGTTCCGGACAATCACTTCCTCTTGTGATACGCCCAGTGCCCGGCATGTATTTGTCCAATACCAGATTACATCGCCCAGTTCCTTGACAAGGTGATCGTGAACCTCTTGGGTCAATTCCTTACCATGAAACACAACCTTCTTGATAATCTCCGAAAACTCACCTGCTTCACCACACATGCCCATGGCACCGGTCAGCAGCAGTGGCACATTCACATCAGAGTTGACCTCAACCCGATGAACGGAGTTGATAAAAGAGGGAAGGTCATTGCTTGCCGGGCTTGTTATGGCCTCGACAAATTCAGCGTACTTATTCAGATCAATCATGTTATTCCTAAAATGATATTTTACACTATTCAGGGAGAGAACACAAGAAAATAGGCGAAGGAATAGGGGCCGAAGCCCCCATTTCCTTTTTACCAAGCCTTGACTATAATCGTTCGCTCGTTGCTACGACCCTTCGGTGTAATACCAACTGACTTGATTGACTCAAAGAATTTACGACCAGCAGGCTTGCTGCCCATAACTTCCTTCAGTTGCTCAGCCGGCTTGCGGAGAGTTTTCGTCTGGCTCTTCACAGAATCAAACCCAAGAATCGTTGTTCCGCGCACCGTCAATGTCTTGGAGTAATCGTCAGCAACCAAATATGTCAACTTACGCAACTGGGTATCGTACAGATACGCCTCAGAGCATCCGTGCAACTTCACAGGAGACACACTGATCAGATCCAACTTCATTGCTGGATCCTTGAACGCCTTCATGAACTTCATCTTGGCGACTTGCTTTTCCACCGGAACTGCTTTACGGGCACGAGGAGCCTTCGCTGCCTTCTTGACGGTGATGTAACTATTCAGGTCACTCAACACCAATTCAATGAACTTGATGGTGTTCTTGATTTGTTGCTTGGAGTAATGAGCATACGCCTGAACCAATTGAGCGTCCTTGCCTTCAAGGAGTTCCTTCATTTCGTTCAGTTTCTTCGTCCAAACTTCGGTGATCATGCTGATGTGATGAGGCAGCACATTCTTCTTGGATACTTCATCCATAGGACGTAGCGAGTGCTTCGTCGGGGAACCAGCGAGGAAGTATTCGTCAAAGAGACCCTCAAGTTCACCTGCGGCTTCACGTGCCTTTTCGCGCATCGTTTCCTGGATGTTGCTCTTTGCTGTGGCAACTTGATCCGGATACTTTGTTGTTTTACCGAACTGACTGACGCCCTTTACTTCGGGCTTGTGAATTGTTTGAAGCAACCTGGTGATTTCGTTCTCCAGTGCCAGCATTTCATGTTCAGTCAGATCCAGACCGCGCAGAACCATACGAGACAGCCACGCAAAAGTGGGCAGACGGAATTCAGCATCGTCAACTTTACGCATGACCTTGCCGTCGGCAACGCGATCATGGAAGTCAAGATAAGTTGCCAGCATATCGCGGGCGTCTTTCTTGGAGTAGAAGCGGTGATACCAGTTCAGTGAACGGGCAATGGCAGAGCCACGATTTTCGGGCATCGGCTGTTCCGCAAATAGCGGTTCGTCGCCCATATATTTTTGATCGGCGTCACGCGGGTTTAGCGCCTTGACTTGTGAATGATCTTCGGTCTTTTTGATTTTGATTTTACGAGTTGCCATGAGTTTCCTTATGTGTCAGTATAACACTATTTAGAGAAGGTGTCAAGTATCTGGTTAGTCCAGATACTGAATGTTAGCGGGGCGCACCATGGCGTACTTGCCGGCGCGTTTGATCACGACATAGCCGTGTTCCATGATGTTGCGATGTGCCCACATGGGCAACAGTGCTTGGTCGTTGTAACACGATACAGCATCCCAGACTTCCTCTTTGTCATAGAGTTTGTCTTCCTTCGTGGTGTACGGCACCCAACCTGTGGTGTGCCAGAACTTCTGCGATTTCAGAGCTTCGATCTGAATGACAGTGCCGGCTTTGATAAGAAACATTAGTTTGCCTTGGCGTCAGGTTGTTTGGGTTTTGTTTTCATGCGTAGATTTCCGATTTTGTGTTGAAATAAGTGTAGGGGAGACCGTTGAGGAAGCAGAAATACTCCCAGTCGCCGTCGGCGCGTGAACCTTCCATGAGCCAGCGCAGGGCCATTTCGCGGGACTTCGCGCCATTGAGTTTGCAACGGGTGACTTGAATCTCAAACACCTCGATGGCGTGAGCTTCATCCTCTTTTTCCCTGACAGACGATGCTTCCATCGCACTGATCAGCGAGTCCCACTCGGCTTGCTTTTCCACCGGGTTCATTGAACCCCAATCTGCCCACCAGTTCTGACTCGGGCGGAACCCGAAAGCGTCTTTGTGCAGATCAGAAACAATGTTTTCGTCGTATGTCATTTTGTGTCGTTTTGCGAGTTGATAGAAGTATTATAGCAGATTTGGGTATTATTGTCAAGTTTGGGTACGGGTTGTCAGAAAGTAGCCCGAGTGCCAAATCTGTCCGATTGGTCCACCGAGGTTCGTTTCTTTGGTGTTCAGGCGTTCGCGGGACTTGTGTGCGTAGATGCTGACACCACCGCACTTGTCGTACCAACGCAACAGAGTACGGCAGATGTAGCCGATATCTTCGCGCTCGGCACACGCCATTTCAGAGTGTACGCGCCCATCTTCAATCAGTCGAGCATGCCAACGATTCTTGATTCGGGTGACTTTGATTTCGGGTTCCATGATGTTCTTTCAGTAACCCGTATTATAGCAGATTTCGGGTTTATTGTCAACCGTGGTGGAATGATAAATATAACTATGCCCCGTCTAAGTTTATACCGTCCCGAAAAGTCAAATAACTATCGGTACATTGATCGTACCATTGCCGAGATGCTCCAGGCTGGCGCCACGGATCTGTACATTCACAAGTATCTCGGACCAACAAATCAGGGACCATCGGTTGATGCCACTCAACCGCAGTATGATTCACTGGATCCTACTCATATCCAGGATCTGCTGTTTATGGAGAACAGGGATAGAACATACGAACCTGATATTATCAGGCTGCGTGGTCACTACAACGTACAGAATCTGGACTTCGATCTTAGTCAGTTCGGTCTGTTCCTGAACAACGACATTCTGTTCATCACAGTTCATTACAACACCATGATTGACCTTATCGGTCGTAAGTTGATTGTAGGTGATGTGCTTGAGTTGCCGCATTTGCTTGACTACAATCCACTGAATGACAAGATACCAACATCGCTTAGGCGCTTCTATCAAGTCACCGACGGGAACTATGCCAGTGAGGGGTTCTCTCCAACTTGGTTCCCACATCTGTGGCGTATCAAATGCGAACCACTTGTTGACTCACAAGAGTTCTCACAGATTCTCTCTGCGCCAATCAATCAGGATAACTTTCTTGGAATATGGGATGCCGCAAAGACATACCCAGCGGGATACTCAATTACATTCGGTGATAAGACATACATCTCCAAGCAGGACGTTCCAATAGGAATCATGCCACCGGATCCTTTATATTGGGAACTTGATCCTAATCAGAATCTAAAAGATATTCTGTCAACCTATAACAAGAACATTGCTGTCAATGATGCTGTTCTGGCAGAGGCGAAGAGGTTGTTACCGAAAGCAGGATACGACACCACTAAGTTATACATTGTTCCGACATACGGGGCAGACTCAAACAACCTAAATCAACCTGCACCACCTATTGACATCGTTGTTACTGCAGGAGGCGGACCACCGGCAGTAGGAACTGTGGTGATGATGCGCTCACCTGAATTCAAGACAGCCAGCCCTGCTATTCGCATCTCCAAGCAGGCTATACAAAGCATCTGGGATATGACAGCGGATATGTCAAATGAACCGCTGGCAGAATTCCTTCAGATGAGTTTGCAATCAATTGAGTTGCCGCCGACAAGAATAGGATCTGGTTCAGGTCCGATAAGTGGTGACACCGTTCTATCAGTTCAATCAATGGGGGCTGTCACAGGACCTTATGGAACTGCTGACAACACGTATGCCACGGCAGATCAGAATCCAGAGGCTGCTGGCTTCACAGGAACTGAACCGTATGGACCAAACACCATGGACTATCGCGCAGATTGCGATCCACGGTTCCAATACATTGCTCGTAGCAGCCCGCGATCTTTCGGATACACCACAGGATATTTGGCGGGCGATGGCACTGCACCAAACGGTTTCCCAACTGGCGCCGGTATTACTTTCCCGACGAATCCACAGATCGGTGATTACTTTCTCCGTATTGATTATTTCCCGCAGTTACTATATCGCTGGGACGGTCAACTATGGATCAGAATTTCATCGGATGTCAGAACCGACACTGGCATGACGACAGCAGACAAATCACAAACATCAAGTTTCATCAACAACGACAACCAAACATTGATGACCGATGGCACTCTGGTGCCACAGAAGCAGCCGTTGTCTTCAATACTACAACTTGCACCGGATCCACTTCCGCCTGTGCTATAAAGGATTCATCTTGGCACAATTCTTCTATGATAACCAAATACGCAGATTTCTAATTCAATTTGGAAAGATTTTCTCCAATTGGCATGTAACTAAAGGCAAAGACCCTGCAGGTAATGATATCATCGTCCGAGTTCCGGTGATGTATGGTGATTCAAGTAGACAAGCCGCCACTATCATTGCTAACAACAGTGCAAGCAATCTACCGAGTGCTCCAATGATTACATTTTATATCAGTGGTCTTGAGTATGATCAGAAGCGAACACAAGATCCAACCTTCGTTGACCGCATCAATGTTCGTCAACGCTCATACAATACAGAAACTCAATCATATGAGCAAGTGCAAGGACAGGCATTCTCCATTGAGAGATTGATGCCCGTGCCGTATACCCTGCGCGTCACAGTTGACATGTGGACCACGAACTATAATCAGAAGTTACAGATCATTGAGCAACTCGGTGCCCTATTCAATCCTGCATTAGAAATACAATCAACTGATAACTTCATTGACTGGACCTCTCTGAGTGTGGTATTTCAAGACGGGCTAACTTTCTCCTCACGCACAATACCTCAAGGCACCGGTAATCCTATTGATGTGATGTCGTGGAAGTTCTACATGCCTATCTGGATTAGCACTGCTTCCAAGCTGAGGAAATTCGGCGTCATTGAGAAGATCATTGCGTCAATTTTCAAGGGAAATGCCCTTACTGATATTCAGGATGATGATCTGTTGCTCGGCACACGACAGAAGATTACTCCATACGGCTACAAATTGTTATTACTCGGCAACTCTCTACAGATTCTACCTGCAGACTCGGCACCATACCCTAACAACCAGGATCTTGACTTGCCGGCGCCACCGAATACTGATGTCTATTGGACGAGTGTGCTGAACGTATACGGCACCATGCGTCCTGGTATATCTCAAATCTGGATTCAGAATCCGTATATGACCACAGAGATTGTCGGCACCATTGTCATTGACCCAAATGATGATCGTCTGCTGATTTATAATATCGACGTTGATACTTTGCCACAGAACACCCTGTTGCCAGTTGATAGTGTAGTCAACCCATTGCTCACGGGGCCTAATGCCGGACTACCGGGTCCAGTAAATGGGCGTCGGTATCTCATCGTGGAAAACATCGGCAACCCTGGTGACTCCACTGTTGCATGGGGAACATTAGTTGCCAATGCCAATGACATCATTGAATATGACTCAACGGCAGCGGAATGGTTTGTTAGTTTCAACAGTATTAATGCGACTGCCGTTCAGTATGTCACCAACCTCACAACCAATGTCCAGTACAGGTTCACCCAAGATATGTGGATGAAGTCTTGGGAAGGTTGGATTGAACAAGGTGACTATTCCATAGTAATTTAGAGAGGGCCCTGTGGTATCATAAGTAGATGATGAGTGTTGCCGCAGGTATATTTTTCTACGCATCAAAAACAAAACGATATTTGTATTTGTTACGCTCCACACCGAAAAACTCCAGCAATTGGGGTGTCCCTGGTGGTAAAGTAGAAAATGGTGAAACTCTGCTTGAGGGCGTCACAAGAGAATGCCAAGAGGAGATCGGATTCTTTCCTACAGAGGCCAAACTTATTCCTATTCAGAAGTTTACCAATCATTCGTTTGTGTATCACACCTTCTTCTGTGAGGTTGAAAACGAGTTTACTCCGGTGCTAAATCATGAACATTGCGGGTATGCATGGGTAGGGGATAATCAATATCCCAAACCATTGCATCCCGGATTGTTCAACACCGTAAATTTTGATGTTGTGATCGACAAGTTGAAAGTGTTAACAACAAAAAAAGGGCCCTAAGGTCCTTTTCTGGTGCTTGCGTCAATGTGACTTGCTACTGTTTTTTCCAGTACATCAACTCTTGCCTTTACCTGAGTATCTACAATCAATTCAGCCTGAACCGCCTTAGTAAGGTCAGATATCTCATTTCGTTGTGTAACCCAAGCGCCGGTGGCCATTACTTGAGCAATACCTATGACCCAAGCCGCGACCTTCCAGGCTCCACGACCTTGATTAACAAGTCGTTCATCTTCTGTTACATGATTGTCAAAGTCATCAAGAAGATGTTCAAGTTTTTGGCTTATCTCCCTGACTGTTGCGGTGTTAGCCTCAAGAGCCAGGTTGATACTGTTCAGAACAATCAGAAAGGCTCGCTGCTTCGGATCATTTTCATTCGCTATCATCAGCGAAATGTCTGTTACCGAATCTGTTTTGCGTCGAGATGTTTCCATATCATCCACCATTATGCGTTCTGAATCTGAACGATTGGAGTTGCGTCAACTGCTGCTGCAAACGACCACTGAACTGCTGTATTAGCAGCATACACAACACCTGTGTCAGGTACAAGAGTTGCCAAATTCATTGTGAGTTTTGTCACAAAGTAAGTTCCACCGCCCTCGTCAAACGCAGTGATTGTCATTTCACCAACAGCAGCTGGGGTGTGCGGTTGTAACACAGCGCGATCATCAACACCAACTACGCTGTCCGAAGTCAGAACCTTGTAGTATGTTGAACCTTCTTGCTTCACAATGTCAGCAATCTTGTTGCTGCCGCCTGTGTAAGCATAAGCAACGATTGCGTTTGCGCCGCCAGTCGTCAATACTGCCACACCAGTTGCGTTACCTGCAGACACAGTGACTACTGGAACTGAAGCATATCCGGAACCAGCAAGCACGATTGCTGCGCTGACAACCTTGAAAGTCAGATTGAATAACGCTCCTGTGCCACCGCCCGTAGCAGGCACGATTGTCACATCAGCAGGTAGCACAGTGTAATCACCGGCAGTTGCAACTACGGCAGTAAGCGCGCCCATAGTCACTGTGATAGTAGCATCGGTGCCAGCCCCAGTAGTTGCTCCGGCAGTGAGTGTCGGATTGACTGTGTATGAACCGTATCCAGTAGGACCAGTAATTGTTCCGATTTCCATAACAAGATCAACAACCAAATCAGCAGCACCACCTGATACCGCAACACCAATAAGCGTCGGGTTAACAGTATAAGAACCTGCTGTCAAGAATGCCACGCCAGTTACAGCACCTGCACCGTCAGCAGTGACGGTAACTGTTGCCGAAGTACCTGTGCCGGTGGCTACTGTCTGCACTGATGCTCCTGGAGCAAACCCTGTGCCGCCTGCGGTCCAGGTTACAGTTTTGACTTGAGTTGTTGTAACTGTTGCTGTTGCAGCAGTTCCAGTTCCTGTCGCTAGTGTTAGCAGATTTGTAGGAGCATATCCAGTGCCACGAGCTACCAGAGTAGTTGTGTTGACACGGGTTGTGCTTACTGTCAGCGTACCTGGGGTACCTGTTCCACCAGTGAGAGTCAATGTTTGACCTGCGGCGTATCCGCTTGTTCCTGCGGTGAAGTTAGTGATACCAACTACACCCATGTGAACTGCTGTTGTTGCTGTTACACCACCTGGTAGTGTCGGAGCAGCAACAGTGAAATTTGGAATTGTGATGTAGGCATTGTTAACACCACCGATTGTGATACTGGCAATGCTTTCGCCGTTGACAGTTTCAGATCCGAAATATGATTTTTTAAGAGGGCGTCCCATTTTGTTTTCCTTTATGTAATTTGGAGTTCTAGTCCTACGCTGATGGTACAGCATAAATCTGCGAAATGCAGACGTATATTCTATTTATCCAAAGGTTGGATTATGTAGCATGTGGCATGCCGAGTTCGGTGACACTGAACGGTGCTGCTGTGCCATTAGCATGGATATAAGCAATGTAATTACCTTGTCCAACTAGTATGCTACGTTCTACTGTACTTGCAGGAATGATTTCACATGCGGTTGTATTAGCAGTTACTGCGGCGTTACCTATGTTAAACGCAATAGCCGACGATGTTGTTGCTATTCTTACTTTGTCAGTTCCGATTGGTCCGATAGATGCTGTTCCTGCACCTGCTGTTTGAATGTATGATGACATGTTATTCCTTTATTATAGACGGCCCACAGCACATTCAATGATGCCGATAACTCCGTTAAAATCCTCTAGTGACTTTCCAATCACTGTTCCCATTAAGGGGGATGCAGTCGGTCTGGCAAATCCATCGCCACCTGCTATTAGCATATCGCCTTTATGAATTGTTCCTCGCACCTTACACGGGGCGCGGCCCTGAAGAGCAATCGTGGCAATGTATACGCCAGGGCAAAGAGAATTCATTACATAAGCAGGGTTGGTAGAGACCACACCTGCTACCTTGTTTGTGGCATCTGACGCCAGAGTGACTTCCTTGGTACCACCAAACATCAGAACTGTGCCGGGTTCGTATTCTCTATCTGCCTCGTAACATTCAGCCAAGTCGGCGTATGTGGCATTAAGTTTTGAGCCTACGCCCAACGACCAGTTACCTGTTATAGTTCCTGCAGTGGCAGTTGCGCCCGAGGTGATTGTAGTAGTAGTTACTGATCCACCAGTAGTTACGGTCGTCGTTGATCCTGCGGTCACTGCGTATGTTGCATTTGCAACTGTACCACTGACATTAGCACCTGCTACTGCATTTGCTGTTGCTGCGAATGTTACTTGCCCTGATACATTAGCACCTGCTACTGCATTTGCTGTTGCTGCGAATGTTACTTGCCCTGATACATTAGCACCTGCTACTGCATTTGCTGTTGCTGCGAATGTTACTTGCCCTGATACATTTGCTCCCTGAATATTGGATAAGTTGTTACCACTGCCAATGAAGAAGTTTGCCGTCGCGGCGTTACCTAGATTTGCATTGCCTCCAGTGATGTTTCCTGTGACTGTTAGATATCCAGCAACGTTTGCTCCGGTCCCAGTTACAACTATGATATTTGCATTACCGCTAACTGACAGATTTATGTTGCCAGACGCCGCTGGCATATTAATGCTGCTGGTGCCGTTTGCATGTGAGCCAAGCAGATTTGCTCCACTGACGTTGCCAATGGCATGAACAATACCACCTGTAATAATATTTCCGCCGGTTATATTTCCTGTGGCCCCGACTGTGCCCGCTGTTGATAGATTGCCTGCAGTGAAAGTTCCAACTAATGTTGCTGAACTACGATCACCGGCATTCAGAGAGAAGTTAGCAGATCCATTTAAAATACCGCTGTCGTTGAATTGAATGGTGTTGTTTGAGCCACCAGCGGTTCCTACTCCGCTGCCACCGACCGACGATACTGTTTTGCCATTTGATATGTACAGTGTGTATCCCGTGGTATTAACGGGTACGGTGCAGCCAGAGTCAGAGTATAAAGCAAACGTGTCCCCAGTTAGAACTTTGGCATAGTACACGTTTCCATTAAGTTCTATCATACCAAGAACGTCGGTGATGGTCACCGAAGACTCATCCGGAAGATTGTGATCACCAAGCGTAGTTACAACACCTGGGTTTGCTTTAGTTACATCAATGATGTTTGATACCAGAACACCTTTGCTAGTCCATGATAGTGTTCCGAGGCCGTCTGTTTCTAGAACGTACCCAATGGAGCCGCCTGCAATTTTCACATCATTTACGCTGCCAAGATCAATTGTTCCGCCGGCTACTCCGCCTTTATTGACCCACTGAGTTCCATCAAATCCTAGAATCTGACCATCAAGTGCAGTTGTCGCAAAGATGTTTCCACCGCTGCCGTCTATCTGACTGAAACTGATATTTGAGTAGGAAGTTAGTACTTCAATGTTCTCAGCCGGTAAGCCTTTACCAATGTATAGTTGCCTACTATTAGTTGCCCAGCCAAACTCAGCGTCATCAAGTTGAGGTAGGTCTACAAGATTACCTGAACGAACCTGGAGTTTTGAAATCTGAATTATTGCCATAGTATGATCTTCTTTATCATACTATTTATCATCCAGTTACACTAATTGCTGGTAGTATTGCTCGACTCGGCGCCACCACATATCTGAGTATTTGTCAAATTCGGCGCCCTTGATGCTGAATTCCTGATACTCGTTGGCAGCGGAACACATGAAAATGACACCTTTACGGATGTTTGTACCATGTATCTCGTTGTGTGCGGCGGCATACGCCGCTAACTGAATAAAATAATCATCAATCCATTCACGTTTCTTAGGCTTGTTCGTCTGCTTGTGATCCATGATTGCCTCAGCGCCTTCATGGAGTCCTGCCAGATCAGTTGTTCCGGCATAAATTTGAGGGAAGTAAAGCGGAATCTCAGTGCCCCAGAACTCATTACATTTGATCAGTCCCTGTTCCACAATAGTTTTTGCCATGCCGTTACTTTGGATGCTATACGGGTTACTTCCTGGAGGATTGAGGATACCAGTCTTGATGTAATCTTCCAAATACTTGTGCATCCGAGTTCCGCGGCCAGCAGCCTCAGTAGTAATCTCTTGCGCCTTAGCAGGACCCATGCGCTTGCGCCACTCATTGAGGGCTTGCATCTTTTCGGGGGGAGAAGTTGCGCTAAGGATTGTCGTTACTGAAGGGAGTTTATCGCCATCGGGCGTAGCGTATTTTCGTTCGCCATTGACCGTCTCACGACTGATTGAGACATATTGAAATTTGTTTGGAATATACATCTATGAATTATAGATGTTTTAGAGGCGAATGTCAAGAGAATCGGTTAGGGAGTTGCTCTTGCAGCCATCTGTTTTACAATCTTCTTGTTCTCGTCTTGGTCTTGCTCTTCACCATCGGGGGCTGAGTCCTGACCCTTGAAGATTACTGAGTCGCCCTGAATGTTTGAAATTGAGTGATTAAGCGGGGCGTTCTGAATCATATCTAACAGGTCTTCCCTGTCTAAAATGATATCACTGTCCTTTAGATACTGAAGTAACTCATCCACTGTCCAATCAGGTTTTTCCTGTCCGGCATCAATGCTACTCTTTAGTTGCCCAATGGTGGCAACCAGATGGATTAGCAACGGGTCCGGACCGGTAAACTCAAATAGCAGCATATTATCTAAGGGAGCGACCTACTGGAGCAACTGGTGCTGACTCAGGTTCTTCTGGAAAATCAGCATCTCCGCCGAAATCTCCCTCTCCGCCCATGTCATCTTCTGCGCCTACATCGTCCATACCCATATCTTCTTCGTCGCCCATTGACTCATCATCAAATGCGCCCATGTCGCCTTGACCGGTGATAACATTGAGTGCTGATTGCAGCGAAGTTTTAGTTTGCGTGAGTGCTGCGGTAAGTGAGCCGAGTGCTTCAGTTGTCTGACTGCTGAATTGTTCAGCCTCATTGACACCGATTTCGCTTTGAACTGAGTCAATCAGAGCAGGCATTTCCTTCACCAGCATATCACTAACTTGTTCCAACATCTTCTGAACAGAGTCAACCATATCTTGAGCAGCAAGAACGACCTGAGATTTTTCAACCTCTTCGTTCTCTGTAACAATGCTGCCGCGAGGCATAGAAGCAAGATGCGTTGACAGAGCCTGTTCCATAAACACCATCTTTAGGTATGATGGATCACTCTGGCTTCGGTAGAAAGTAGATGATTGCTTTGTCTCGGCCATCAACCCACGCACCTTTTTGAGCATGGTTTTTGTTTCCGGCAAAGTCATACGATCAACGTTGAATGGCATTTTGTAATGCTCGTTCAGTGCTTTTTTAGCAATATTGATAGATGAGTAGTTTAGTTCTGTTAATTTCATAGTTGTGGTCCCAAGACTAGTATATCTTATTTATCATTTTGGTGATATTATTGTGGTTTTACTTCAAAGCGGCGTTCCTGCCAATGCTTGGAATCTGTGGTATATCCCTCTAACTCCTCAATCATGATCTTCTTTCGGAGCCTACTCTCGCTTAGTTTAGCGACATTGATCAACAGATCATCTTCAGTTTTGGCATTTCGGTAGAGTTTCTGCTGAATCTGAATGTCAACGTCCAGACTGCCAATCTTACCGTCAAGTTCCTCTATCCTACGTGTCTCGTAGAACTTATCGCGCTTGTCAAAAATGCACCAGGCGGTGGCGTTCTTCAGGCTGTTGAAACTCAACTTTTTGTCAGAGGTAAGTATGGTCACCTCATATGCCACCGGTGTCTTCCGAATTGCATACTTATTGAATAGTTGATATGATCCATCGGTGTCCTGATAGATTACAAGGTCTTGCAACGCTGCCATCTCCCTGGTCGGAATCATCTTTTCAAGCCGTTCAAATACTTGTTTTTTCTTTCTAGCCATGGGTTACCTTAAAGTAAATATTTCTCAGTTCTTCTGAGGTGTCAAGAAACGCCGGAAGTTTGTCCCACTCTGTGCCGCATTTTATCATCGGGACCATGTCACAGTCGCTATACAACGCACCTAACTCTGTGATTCCATCGTCAAATACACTCGGATGCTGTATGTCAAACTCGAACGACCAGCAGGGATATTCCTCATCCTCTTGTTGTTCAAACAGAAATCCAAAGTTCGCAGCATCAAATCTGATGTTCTTCTTCTCCGGGGAATTTATCATTTCTGGTTGGGATCGCAGGGAGATTGCTTGCAGGACAGTATCAAGGTTGCATTGGGTGTTTCGCCGGTGCAGCCACTCTTGTGGTACTATATCGACCCCTGGCTTGGATCGGTTGACAATTCCTGTTTGTGTAATATCAAACAGACACCAGCAGGTAATTCTAAAACTCATATGTTATTTATAGGCAAAAAAAAGCCCGAGAAACTTTCTCGGGCTTTTTCTAATCGTTAGATTAGTTTGTGAATGTAGCCGTTGAAGTAATTACAACTGCTTCACCGCATGCAGTGGTCAGAGCAAGGTCAAGACCAACGCCGTCGGTTGTAGGATCCTCGCCCCATGCGCCGATTGGATACCAAGCGACTGCAAGAGTGTCGTTACCGGCACCAACCGTAGTGAACTCATAAATGTAGACAGTAGACAATTGTTGAATAGTCTGGATAGCCGCATTCATTTGAGTTGGGGTTGTGCCTGTACCAGTGAAGGTAACAGTAACATACTCTAACTTAGGGCCTTGTGGTTGAACTGTAACACCAGAAGTGAAAGCATTTAAACCAGTGCTTGTTCCAGCGCCAGTACCATTGCTGACACCAGCATCATAAACAGCAACTTGCTTATAGTCACCATGGGTTTGTGTAAGATTATTTGACATAATATTTTCCTTTTTAGTTTGCGTTCATATAGATCCGCATATACTTATTTATACCAAATGCAAAAAAAGTCAATTTAGCACAGATTATTTGCTTTTTTTCAGGGATTTTGCGAACCGGGATTGATCACGGCTCTTGATGGAACCAAGTAACTTACGCTCAAGCACTTCGCATTGCTCTGCGGTGTAGTGCTTTCCGATCATCTCCAATAGATTGATGGCACTGGCAATGATGTTATTGGCTCTTGCCTCAATCACTGATGTCTGGTCTCTCTGCGTAGCCAGAGACTCAAGTTCTTCAAGCAGGCTTTTGGTTTTTGATTGCATCAAGTATTTATACTTACTGGCGATTCTTCAGCGAATTCAGAATGGCATTAAGTTTGGAACCTTGAACATCCGCAGTGACATGCTTCTTTTCTTCGGCGAACTGTGACACTATTACGCCGGTATCAGTATAGTAAGTAGGCTTCTCTTGATCTGCGGAGGGAGTAGGACCCGGTGCAGACTGGCGAACAGGTGCAGCATCATCCTCATCGTCAGGATCAGTGATACGGAGCGTTTCCACATTGAAATCCAGTTCAATCTTCTGCCCGATGCCACTGGAACTACGAGTTTTCATCAGTTGTAACTGATACCGACCCTTCTCGCGCATGGACCTGCTGGTAAAGATACCGAACACATTGTCAGCGGTATTGATCTTAGAGATACCACCCGAGATATGACTGTGGTCAAACTCAATTTCATCAACGGCTGCACGATTCAACTGTGAAGCGGTGACAAACAACACATTCATTTCCTCTGCCAGATTACGCAGTTCCTCGGTGACATACTTATCCTTGACGAACAGATTTTCCGGAGACACCTTCACTCCAATTGGCATCAACAGATCAAGATAATCCACACATAGAAAGTCAAGTTTCATGCCTGACTTGATCTGAAGTTCTTTGCAGTATGCCCGTATGTCATTCACCGTTGATTGCGCCGGCATGTATTTGATCTGGAATGATCCTGACTTCTTCGCCTTCAACTTGACCTTCATTTCCACATTGTCAAGATCCTTAAAGATATCCTTGGAACTTGTGCCTGTGGTCATGCTGTCAATACGCATGGAACATAGCCCTTCACTAAGTTCCAGAGTGATATACACCCCGTTCAGTCCGGCCTCAACCCAGTTGATTGCAAGATTCTGCATGAACAGAGACTTACCTGAGCCTGATCCTCCTGCGAAGATTTGTAGTTCACCACGATTGAACCCGCCATATAACGCCCGGTCCATGCTTTTCCAACCGGTGCTATTCTGCCCGTTGTTGGACTTCAATGCTAGTAGCCGCGCTCTTGGATCTGCGAAATAGTCAGTGCCAAGATCCTTTTGCAGACTGATTTGGACTGCGGTCTTGATCAGCGTAAAGATCGGCCCGAAGTCCCCGCCCTTCTCCAGTAGATCGGCCGACTTGAACACGGCACGTTCTACTTCCTGTCTGCGGGTAAATGATTCAAATTCATCAAGAAACCATTCTCCATGTCCCTCAGACAATTCAGGAATTGGTTCAATGTCAATCCCAGTTGTGGCCATGATCTGTGTTCTATCCGGTAACACATTGTATTTCTTGGAGTGCTCCACGAACATCTCTGCCACTGGTCGCATACTTTTATCAAAGTTGGCTGTATTCATGATATTTGCCACGCGCACATACAACACGGCGTTGGTCAACATCATTCTCAGAAACAATTTCTGCACATCTGGAGTATACTCCAATAACTTCACTTCTTTTTCATAGTTTTTTGACAAGTTTATTCCTTAAAATTTCTATCTTGATCCGGCTCGTCGTCGCTGATTGTAATATACTCAACAGAGTCGGTAATCTACCATACCGTCTCACAGCATCATTTACGTCCTTGATCCCTGCTCCCCATTTCGGAAGACTTACGCTATACCCTAATTCAAGTGCCTGCTCACATATCTCCAGCCCTGTCTTGTCACGATCAGGAACCATTATTATTTGTCTGTTCAATTGTGCCAGCAGCCGCGCTTGTTCAGGGCCAATGGAATTGTGCATAGTGGCACATCCATTGATACTCAACGCATCAAAAATCCCCTCGACCAATATACATACTGACCAATTGGGCTTTTGAAAATCATATCCAAATACATATCCCGGTTGTTGCTCATTGATATACTTCGGTTGAAGACCGTCTAAAAATCTACTGGTTTGTCCTACTATCTTGTTTTTGTAAGTGTACGGAATGATAATCCGATTACGATATCGGCCAAGTCCTTTGGGAGTTACCAACAATGGGTAATCGTCAGGAGAGATATGGCGTGTGCTAAGATAGTCCAAGTATGTTCGGTGAGATGGGTCATCAACATCTAATAACTCCGCGTCTTTTTCCAGCGTATGTTCTTTGAATCTGATCTTAGATTTATGCTGAGGTGCATGTGTAAAATCTAACAAGTCTTTGTGTTGTTGACTTTCAAAACTCCATCGCTGAATTTGTTCCTGATCTATACCGCACCAGGCAAGTAACTTTTGGGTTTTGTAATTGAGGGCCCGACCAAGAGTGAAACTACAGGTGAACCGACAGTTGAAACAATTGTAGTTCCAACGGTTCTGGCCGTCAAATTTGATACCGGCTCTCATGCGCTTGTCCGGTTTATGGCCTTGATGTCCGCAGCAAACTCCGTTGAAACTATGCCAGTCGCTGGCAGTAGTTTTTTTCTTCCCCGGGATTACACTTAGTATATCAAACATCACGACAGTATAGCATATCCTGTCGGAGAAATCAATGCCTATCTTGCCAATAAATTAGTTACTGCACCACAATTACTGAAGTATTCAATTCTGACATATGGATGGAAACCCTTGATGACATACCCTTTTGTTTCGGAAATGTTTGCCAATGATTCCTCCACGATAGGATACCAGTTACCATCCACAATAGTGGAACCTTGAATGGTCACATTGCCATAGTAACCATCGTATTGTGATTGGATACTCATTACTGGATTGTCATTCGTTGAAATGACGCTGGACCAATACGTCTGGGCGTTTGAATTGGCATTTGAATATTGATCAATATTTGGAAATGGTTGACCAGTAGGAATCGTTATGGAGTAAGACGGCACGAAACTTGGCAGCACAGAATTGACAATGTTCATGTCACCTCTGGCACCGGCATTCTGATCAACGAATACAGGATAGTCAAATGATCCAACTGGTATCTCCAGAGAGTAGAAGCATTTTTGTGCGTCAATACTCTCAAGGTCGGCGGCGTTCAGTTCCAGTGCTGCAATTCCTGTGGCACCTAACTGAATGGTCAGTGCTTTATCAAGTAGAATCACGGTGCCATCGGCGTTTAGAATCCGACATGTAATTGATTTACCGGTGATGTCTACCTTTTTCTGCTCCTGATTCAGGAACTGAAATTGAATTTGATTGTCAACACCACGGTGAAGGGTAAGGGGTTTGGCGTATTGTGGCATGTAGGACCTCGGTGAAGTTCCAGATATCAGAACGACGATCTGCCTCTGGGTGTATAAAAAGACTTGTGTTGAATACATATGGTATTTAGTCGTGCCGGTTTATTCCAAAGATATCCATACCAGATAAATAAATCATGACCTCTATTGAACCGTTTTTTGAAAGACTGACCACCTCGCATCCTTTCATCACAATCGTTTCATACGCAGGTCAAGACTATGTTGGAATTGTTCAGAATAGGGATGATGTTGTAACCACTATATATGACTACGGCGCCATCATTGATCTTGGTGAGAAAGAACGCTTTCTGGCCCTTGGGGATATCTGGTGGTGGGAATCAAACAGACTCATTCCAATCAATCTATTCCTCAGAGAAGACTGGGCACAATTCAAACCGTATATACGAACATTCAATAATAAGAGCCTTGTTATACTACACGGTCCGACATGTTCCATGACAGAACTGGCAAAACGAAGATCAAAGCGAAGATCCATAACTTTAGTCAGGCGTCTTCCCTGATGCGGCAAGTATCATGCCCATCAATTCTTCTAACGTTATTGAACTCTTCGATCCTTTACTAGAATTTAATTTTGCCTCCAGTATCCTTAGATTAGCGGGATGGTTAACAATTGACTCCGGCAAATTATTATTCCAAGAATCTAGCACACTAAACTTATGATCTACATGAAAGGTTTGCTTTCCTAGAACATGTCCGTTATCATTTGCCCATTTCTGTGCGCGACCTCTAATAAATCTAGCGTAATGTCTATACTCTTTTGCCTTTTCAGGTGAATATGTACCGGAGCGTTTTCGCTTAGAATCCGCAGCACGTTTAAAACTTTCTTCATTATGAAGTCGGGCGCGGATAGAATCTGCTGTAGCTTTTTTTCGATCATCAGATTCAGGCCGAGCCCATTGCTGCTTGATTCGGTCGGTATGTATTCTCACGTATTCAGGACAGCGTTGCGCTATCTTTTGGCAAGTGTATTTACCGTGTGTATTGAAAAAGTGTGCGGGTTGACCACAGCCATGATCACATAATTGATCGGGCAGAATAGGATTGTGCGTCCTATTGTGATAATGCCACATTTGTGGATTGTTAGAAATATAATTACACTGATTACATTTCCTAGGATATTGAATTTTTATATAGTCTTTAGGAGCAGGCATAATACTATTTATACCTATTTAAAAAATCACACGCCTTTATGCCCCGCTAATAAATTCATATGTACTACGACCAACATTGAATAGGCGAGGCTATGCGACTTTTTAAACCCATATCCCCCATCCATATCCTTCTCCCACACTTGCTTAGAAACATCTGACCAAGATTGACCAATGAGGTGTTTCTTTGCCGGACGAATAATTGCCAGGAACATTGCCAGTCGTGGAATACTATTGATTGGATCAGGCATTCGTTGTATGCTGTAGAAGTGATTACCGAGGTGAATCAGTTGCTCCACTGTTTCCTTATGTAGAAGCATGTCCCAATTGGGTTCCCTCATCAGATACTTCAAATGTGCCTCATCGCGTACCTGTGAATATACATGAACATTCAACAGATCCAATTTGAAATAGCCACGGGCTTCTGCTTTGGCATAATCAATTGAGGCCATGTCATTTACTGGATCGTATGGAACGTCAGTGATATGAACTCCTGAGGAATGTTTTCGTATCGGAGAAACTTCTCGCATTGACGCAGGCGTGTGCTTGATATGCTCAAGAATCAATTCCCTGGAACCAAAATCAATATCAACATCGCCTCTGAATTTCATGGAGCAACAACACCAGCAGCAATCAACTTCTGGTATGCCTTTTGCACAATGAATGCTTGACGGGCTGCATCTTCCACTGCTTTGTGAGTGGTGACATATCCGCCGTCTCTGAGTGACACACCGGTGATATCAAACAGAGTGCGGGTATCCCGTACTGTGCTGAACTTCCACGGCTCATTCATACCAAGCGATTGCCAGCATGTTTCCATGAGCACCACATCAAATGAGGCACCATGACTCCAGACATTGTTCTGGTTCCAGCAGAACTTGTATAGTTTCTCCATGGCTTCTTTGAACGGAATACGATCACGATCAGAGAAGGCTTCCTCTTGTGCTGATTCGCTCTGTGTAGACCACCATTGAAGGGTGCCCTCATCAACGGTTCGTCCAAGGGCTTCTTGGTCTTCCATTGTCGGTCGCAATTCCAGACGGTCAATGATTCCTGTCCCCTTGGGGTCAAACTTCACCGCTCCAATTGTCAGTATTACTGCTGTTGATTTTATTCCGATTGTTTCACAATCTATCATAAGGTGGGCCATTATATTACTTTCTTTTTACGTGTTAGTGGGGCTTCTCGTCTGGGCATGCCGCATCTGGCACAATAGCATTGTGCCGTTGATACCCTGCCGCGCTCATATTCTTCTTCAAATAATTCCCAATTTGTCCATTGATGCCAGCCCAATCTGCATTGCCAAGATTGAACCGGCTCCAAATCCTTTAGAGTACGCCATGCGTTTAGTTTGGTGTGCTTTTCAGTTTTCATTCTTTCCACATTTCATACATTACTTGAAGCCTAATCTCCCATATGTCTATTATAACATTTCCTGAGTGAGAAGTAAAGTCCCACCCTTCACCTCTTTGCCCTAAGTTTCTACGGAGCCATTTTACAATTGTAACCGGATCATCATGACCTTTGACTTTGGTATTATAATAGTAATACTTTTTCATGACCACCTCAATACAAACATCAGATATAATTTCGGATCATGCCACTTAATGTTAATCAGATAATCTTTCCGCTTACTCTTCCCTATAGTTGCTTTGTATGGTTTCAACGCCTCTTCTACGATATCCTCGCCATTGTGGGCGTCAATGAAGTTATTAAAATAACAACGAGGATCGTATCCGTACGCTCTTTTGTATTGACGCTTAATCATGCCCACCTCAATAGGAACCATGCTAAATGTTCCTGCTCTTTGAAATAGAAAGTGGTGTATCCAAAACTGGCATCAACAGTCCAGGCTAAATCATGCTCTTTCCAAACGTTACGATCCCATTCTATCCATTTACCCAGTCCGATATGTTCGCGGCACCAATCCACCATCTCTTGTTGTTGATGATATTGTCCTCGACCAATGGTTGTCTGATGTACGGTCATGACCACCTCAATACAAACCAGGCATAATCTTTCTTATGTCTGAAATAGAAATACGGAATTCTCCAGTCCCAATTGACACCGCGCTGGCCGAAATTTTCTTCGCACCATCCCATTGCGCCAATACCCTTGCCAATTGGAATTATGGCATGATACTTCATGACCACCTCAGCTTGAACCACATAAACTTTTTCTCGTCAAATACTTCATATGTAAAATTGGGGAGAGGCGTCCAGATAAACCCATATTCATCTTTTATCCATGTTCTGAACAAGGCAGCGTTGCCAGCAAATTCATGCCAGGCATTGACAATCGCGTAAAACACATCAGTTTCATCTTGAGTCAAGACAGCAGTTTCATCTTGGGTCATGACCACCTCAGAGTAAACAGAATGTAATCTCTTTCGTCACGGAAGCGGAAACGATCATTGATCATATACCAGCGACTCCAGGCATCTGGATAATCAGGCGCCGGGCCGAATTGTGCCACACACCAACTGAATTGTTCTCTGTTATATCTCATGAACAGCCACGGCGAAGAATGATCTATGGCCCTGTCAGCCTCGTACCATTTCGCCCTGGAGAATTTGTACTTAGATTTCGGCCTGTACCCTGCACTTATGGTGAATATCTCACCCACCGGTCCGGTCATTGGCTGACAGCCAATGATCTGTTGAGCGATAGTATTCGGCCATACATGACGAATCATCGGCAGCAGCACCTTTTGCGAAGATGCGATTATAGATTTTACCAATGCCGGATCGTGTTTAGTAATCATGACCACCTCAATTCATACCAGGTTAGGAACTTTTGTTGCTGCTCTTTTGTCCGGAAGAACAATCGATATCCTACATATTCAGCATTGAATTGTTTCAGCGCATCATTTCTGATTGCCCATAGGGCGTTTTGTTCATCAATAGTCCAGGCGGTATACTGCGGCGTATCTAAATCAACACAATAAAAATCAATGACACCCGGGTCATTGACACATTCGTAAGTCATCAGCCCCATAACATCACCGCCATCGTTGCCAACTTTGCTTTACTTCTGCGGAACTTGATTGTCAATTTATTCTCTGCACAGTTATTATCGCAGCACCGCCAGGCCCAATCTCGGTTCTGTCGCCCGACATTCTTTTCTAACCATGGGCGGTAGTGATCATTCGGGTCTGCTGATTCTTTCAGCACGGCGGCGCATTGGCCAAGTTGAACCTCTACTGGCCCGCAGGGCCACGCCACCGTGATAGTCGGGCCTCGCCCGTATTTCCAGAATAGCCATTCTTTAAGATTGCCGGCGTGTTTGTTTATTTCGAACATTGCCATTTGTGCGTCCCATTGTAGTTTTGTATTAGGCCATGGATGTGGTTGATTCGGGCGCCAGAAGCCAGGAAACGGCGGAGGAGGTGGCAGGTAACCCATAACCATTATTTACATAGTGCCAATAGCATCTGATATTTCTCATACGCATCAGCAACAGCCGAGTTATTCATTCTGATATTATACTCTTCCTCGGCTTTTTTGTCAAGTTTTATCAGAGTCATCAGCCCCTCTCTTTCAATGGTCAGATCAATCTCTGAGGGCCCGGACACATACTCTCGCGTCAGCCCGCCGTAACCCAGATCCAAGGTTCTGGTGTTACGCCTCACCTCAATGCCGCTGATCCGATATTTACGGGCAAAACCACTAATTGTGTCTGGATTCATCATAACCTCAATAAAAACCATGTGGCATCAGCCGCGTTTTCAAACCAAATCTCTTTGTTCAGTATCATCATATAGAACTTTCCTTTACCCGGAGTATGTTGTAACTCTCGTTTCATTTTATCAAACGGCCCTCGTTGATACCATCCGGCAAACGGCGTGTGCCCAGCCGGGTACATCTTATCTGCATCGGTATCCCGAGGTAGTTTCACCATAGTCCAGTGTCGCCTTCTTATCTCAGGGTGTTTGTTCCAGAACTTCATTTCCACCTCAATATAAACCATGCCGCATCAGCAGCGTTTTCAAAAAACCAGTGCCCGTTATAACTACGGTGGCTTCCTTTGATATTTTCAGCGAACCATTTGTCAACGATTTCAGGATCATTTGACCGAGTGGTTATCACCGCATCAACCGCAGTCCAACCTGAACTGATCAGAATAGTAGATAATATTCCCCAATCAATGTCTTCCTGTATCAACTTGGACATTGAATCAATCAGTTCTTGGTCGTATGCAGTGTCACCACTAAATGTCTCGCAGGTCCAATTTGCCTGTAGTGTTCGCATTTATTTCCACCTCAATATAAACATCATTGCATCTTTCTCATGTTTGAAATGCCAGTTGTATCCGCCGGTGATGTGGCCTGCCCAGAAACACATCCAGATTCCGTCATGGTTATCTAATGCACTCCATCTTGGTCCGAAGTTTTCATTACACCACTTAGTCGCGGCGTAATCAAGTCGGGTCGTTTCTACTTTGTATGCGAAACCTTTCATGACCACCTCAATATACACAGCATGTAATCTTGCTCATCTTTGAAGTAGAATCCGCGAAACGTAGTACACCAGATGCCTGTGTCGGAGTTACCAATTATTGATATTTCACCGAATTGCTTCAAGCACCATGTAAAAATCTTATCATCATCGTCGTTGATGAAGGGAGTGGAATGATAGAAATACGGAAATAGTTCCAGAGTCCGACCATGACTGGACAGCATAATGTTCATGACCACCTCAATACAAACCATGCACGGTCTTTTTCAAACTGAAAGAAATAGTTTGGTCCCATACGTTTCCATGGACTAGGTTGACCTCCCCATAGACCATGCGGACCAAATGTTTGCTCACACCAATCATCGACAAGGTGCCATGGCTCCGTTGTTTTGGCTGGCCCTATACCATGTGTCCAATCATATTTACTTTCGTCAACCCCGACAACAAAGTATTCATGATTGGAATTTTCTTCTTTGACTTTCAATTCCATTATGACCACCTCAATACTAACATGAAATACAGTTGTTCGTGGACGTCAACGTGAAGTCTCCAGCTTCCACCAGGAACATAGGTCCATTGTGTGGAGTTCAGTGACTTCAACCACAACATGACCTCAGGCTCAATGAACAGGGTATACCACATGGCTCCGTCCACATCTGCCTCAGACATTTTCATAAACTTCGGCGGATTATAGTCTCTCATGTATATCTCCTTGCAGGGGTTCGGGTGTACGCCCGTGTTGACATGTAAGTACCTGTGATCATTCATGACCACCTCAGTAGAAACCACGCGAACAATCGTTCATCGTTGACCTCAACATATTTGATTGACGGAGTAGATGCCAAATGTTCATTCTCAAAGATCGGGACCATCCCGTACCTCGCGCAAAAAGAAAGGAAGAATCCCTTCCTCCATTCCAGAACATCAAAATCAGTCCCGCCGTCCCTCCATATGGGACTTTGACCCATCCAATCAAGGGCGAAGTCTTCCTTAGCCGCTCTCCATGCTGACCGGATCTGATCCACGACAACTTTCATGACCACCTCAGTATAAAAAACGCCAAATGAGCCTGTGTTTTGAAGATGAATCTGTTATCAGAGAACTCCCATTCACCATGGCCAAATGCCTGTGTACACCAGCTACTCATCTCTCTCCATACGTTGACATACCAATCAGACCCCTTTACATACTGAGGTGTTCTCCATGGATATTTTCTGCCAAATGGTTTCATAACCACCTCAACTTGAACCACACGGAATGCTCGGGCTTGGTGAAGAAGTACAAACGACTATACCAGTGTCCGCTGTCACGCATCCAATTCGTTCGTCCGATAGTCTTGTTGCACCAAGCCCTTACTTCGTCGTCAAATTCGTCGGAGGCAGGGCCTACATGTGTATACCGTAGGGCGACTTTCTCGCTGAACCGTCTCTCAATTTGTCTGCGTTCTCTGGCGTTCATCAGTATCCTGCTTGTTGTAACAACTCCTTTACCTGTTTAGCAGCATCGGGGTCGCGCTTAAATTTAATTGCCCATTGTTCCGGGTTAATATAATCAATAACTATTCTAACATGATCTTGATTTAATGTCGAGAGAAAGGTGGTACCACTGTCGCTTTGATACAACAACCAAGGCGAAATCTTGCCAAGGGTGATCTGATAGCAGATTTTATTCGGGTTCCCAAACCGTAGCAGATCATTTGGTTGAATTCCTTCTTCCTTGGTCATCCGAATACAGGTTTCAACGCTGCGATGAATGGCATCAAATGGATCCTCAATTCTTATATACTCAATGAGATACCGAGTGTAGATTGAATCGTGACACCATTGGTCAATCTTGATTTGTTCTTTCAATAACCAGTCGGCAAACCTTGACACATTGATTGCATTGATGTTCACACAATGAGTGCCGAACTTTGCAAACGCCGTATAATATGCGCTCTTTATGAATTCCTGATAGGTGCGATTCTTCTTACTGGTGCTATTCTTTGTGTAGAATTGCAGCCATGTTTGAAAGCCGATGCGATTACCTTGCTTGTCTTTTTCTTGCCAGCGGTGTTTATACTCACAGATATGTTTGAACTCTGTGGTCTCCCGAAGGAAAGTTCGTCCGCAGAACTCGCATCCGAACTTCGGTTTAGTTTCCGCTGTCTCTGTCATATTGTGCTATGGTTTCGTCGCTGACCACATGCGAAAGGGCCTCAATGTCTGTGAGTTTCATCAGAGGGAATAGCATGGCCAGATGTCGTTTCCGGTCATGATCAGACACAAATGCCTCTGCCAATTGATTCACGGTATCCTGAGATTGCTTTGAATAGATTTTCTTGAAATACTCGGATACTTCCTTCTTCGTTGTTGCCTTGTCCAGAGATACCACAGAAGAACTTAGGTGAGGAATCCATTGATGGAATTGCTTGCCAAGACCAGGAGAAGAGGCACACATCATCAGCCATTGTAGTTTAGGATGCTTGGAGACATTCTCATTGAACAGATACTTGTTCACATGATAATCCACTGAGCGTAGATAGTATCCTTGAAGTGCTCCGGCACCTTTGATGGCGCTCATCCAATGTGTGTACATATACGGCACAAACTTCTTCTGTTGTTCCGGAGTCAACCGATCATAATAGTCGTAGTCTTTGCGATCCAGTGCCGCCAGTGCCTCAAACAAATTGAGGTCTGCATCAATCTTCTCGTCAGTTGGTACTTTCGCTTTAGTTGCCATGTGGACCTTTCTTCCATACTTCTTTGACGATGGTCATGCTGACTGAATCGGGGTGCCACGGCGACATATCACAAAGGCATCCGCAGAACCTACCCAATTCAGGTGTCCACGGAATACTCCACAGATTGTATTCGTTGCGAATGTATCTGCCAAGAGAGTCGTGATATTTAGACAGCGTATTGTCGTCTCGGAGTCCGGTTAGGAAGAATTCATTGAGTGCATCTGTCGCCCACTCTTTCAGAATCATCCGGTGTACATCATCAATTATATCCGTATGCGTCATGGTGTTCTAAATTAGGGTCAGCAATTCCAGATTCTTCCAGACCTTCTAACACCGAGTAAAAATAATGCTCACTTGGGTAACATTCACGGACTTGACGACGGTGATGCCGTGTCATGATGTAAACCCATGCTGCCCTTGTTCGCCCGCGGTGCTGGACCCGGACCATTTCCCTTGTATAAGAATAAGGATATCCTTCGCGTCTGTCTAGTTGCTTCAACAGATTATAGTCTATTTCCCATAGAACGCCAAGGACCGAGTTACCCGGACGCCTAAACACGTTGGCATGACTGAGCATCTCCCAGGCGAATCCCGGCAGTTCGGCCGCTCCTAATCTTCGTGCTTCTGCTGACATGATATTACTGTTTGTCAACATTCCATATGTAAATACCAACATTAAAACGCCTGTGAATAATCAATGACTTCGCAATTACGTGATACTTCTTTGACAAAGTACACGCACCGTGGTTTCGGTCCGTCTTCAATGGGGACGCACAGGAATTGACCATTCTTCAAGCGCGGTGCATACCATGTGACATCATTGTAAATGTCCACAATTTCAATAGGAAGGAATGAGGGAGAGAATGAAGTAAGCGGGTTGAATTCAAATGCGTTGAAACCGCGGTCATTGATGCTGGTCAGCGGCAATGTTTCCAGATCACCGTGTTCCTTTTCACCAATGACAATTTGCCAATCTACTGGCATCTTCACCGTGCTTGAACCAATTCTTAGAACCAGCGCAGGAGAATTGAATGATTCCAGAAAGATCAGCGGAATGTAATGATAGTCAACATTCTGAGGATTTGAATTGTCAAGAATGGCAAACCGTAGGTCGTCAATCTCATCCGGGAGAGTTTCCAGATTATATCTGGTATTGTTGTCAAGGGTTAATATGAACATTGTGTATTATAACATAAAATTGAATAAAAGTCAAGGCTTATACTTGACCTTGGTTACGTCAAACGGATACGAAGCCTCTTTATAGAAGGCTTTTCTTTGGGTAAGATGACGTTTGGAGAACTTGCAACTGCTGGTAATGTCAGTGATTTGGACGAAGTCTTTGTCCGAGGCCATTCGCAACCCGCGACCAATACTCTGAATGGTTCGCACAAATGATTTGCCTGGCTCAATCAATACCACATTGAACAATCGTGGAATATTTATCCCGACTGCCGCCACACCGTATGTGGCAATGATGATCTTGTTAGTGGCAGTGGCAACATCAGCATATTGCTCAATTCGTTTAGTTGACTTGGTGCCTCCCGACACAAATACCACATCATCCTTTAGGGTGTTATAGTTCGTCAGGTTTGCCAGAAGTTTCTCTCCGGCTTCAATACGATCTACCAGCACCAGAGTGTTTCCGGTGCGATTAACCTGAGCAATCTCTTTGGCAATGGCAATCATCCGCTCATCGTTACTCACCAGATATTTCAATTCAGTTTGGTAATCACGGAAGTCAACCTCATCCTGCATCTGAATAATATTTACATGACAATTTGCCAGAACACCTTGCTCTTGTAATTCGCTTGCGGCTAACTTATTGATCACCGGACCGAGACTGACCAGAAGAGCCTGTGATTCAAACTTTGCCTTAGGGATTGTTCCTGTGAGGCCCCAACGAATTGGAATGGTGCTCATGACTCCGGTGAGTAGAGTTTTGAGGGCATCTGCCTTAGCCTGATGAACCTCATCTACAATGACACATACCACACCCTCAAGGAAGTCTTGAATGGTCACCTCTGCCTCACCGGCCTTAGTATTCTTCAACAGATTATTCAGTGATTGCCAGGTGCATATGGTATGTGTCTTGCCAATCTCTTTGCGTCCGCCGAAGTATACGCCTACATCCAGGCCCATATTGACGTAATCTGCTTCTGTTTGAGTAACAAGGCTGATGTTAGGCACAATGACAATGCTGCGGCCGTATGCCTCAATGCTCTTGCTCAGTGATGCCGTGATAAGCGTCTTACCGGCACCGGTGGCAATCTCCTGCAGACATTGCGGATTTCCAAGAAAGCGATTGATAATCTCCACCTGATAGTCCCGAAGCACAATTGGTGTGCCCTCGACAGGATGCCCTTTAGGCCAGAGAGTATCAGAATATGTGTCCTCTTTAACCTGATCAAAAGTGAAAGATCGTGTGTATTCTCTGCGGTCATCAATATCAATGTGATATCCGGCGCCGTCAAGCACCGGAATGATTTCCTCAAGCAGATTGATATAGGTGCTGCCAGCAAGCGAAAAGAACGATACTTTACCATCCCATCGCCCCAGCCGGACACTCGGCAGATATCGCGCCCCTGGCACTTCAAACGAGAACATCTTCATCAGTTGTCGTCGTTCGGGTAAATCTAGTCCTTGGATCTTGCAGTTTACTTCATCTGCTATTTGTATTACACATTTTTTTGTCATTCAGTAAGTATACACTAACTGGTGACAGAAAGCAAGCACAACGGCATAATAGTAGTGGTTTCTGTTTTACCCAAATCCGATAAATACATGTAACGAAAAGGCATGTAATGGAGTATCATAAAGCAACAGACAACATAGATCAAAACATTCTGGACTTGATATCTGCTGAAAATGACCCAGGTAAACGCGCAAACCTTCTGATCCTTCAGGCAATGGCAATTAATCTTGGTGCCAACACCATGGCACTGAATGCCCTTAGCACAGAGATATATGATCACAAGAAAGAATTTAAAGCACACCGAGAAGAATTCATGCAGCACATAGAGACCGAGGTTGCGATGATGTCCCAAATAAAAGGCGGGTCGCGGGTGTTTATGTATTTCATGTCTGTCATTCAGGCAATTGTATTCACAGCATTTACTTACGGGATGCACGACTACTCACAACTTTCTGCTGAGTTTCATGCACAACAAGTGTCTATTGCAGCGCAACAGGCCAAAGTTGACAGTTTTATAAAAAACGCAGATAAAAACAAGAAGTAGCCGGCGGAAGAGGGACCGAAGTCCCTCTTCACTAACCAATTATACTCTATTATACTATCTTAATTTACTAGGGTGACTAGCCCGATGAAGCAGGGCTTGCACGTATATTGGGAAGGGTATTCATTTCTTCTCCACGGGAGGTTCAACACACTTGTCTTTGCCCTCGATGCGAACGATCACGCCACCTTTGTCGTGTCACGCATTGATTTCGGGCACCGACCAGACCAGATAGATGACCACAAAGATAATAAAAATTAGTATCCCGCCGTACAAACCAGCATCACCGACATCTTCAATATCAATCATTCTTCCACCTCACAATAAACAATTCTCTTCCACTTTCCGTGACGCCAGTCGTCACGCTCTTCCTTGAAAACCCAGTGACCGTCGCCCTCGGGGTCACCATCTTCGGTCCAGTCAATTTCCCAAAATAGCCATGCGAGTTTCATTTCGGCCACCTTGCTCGGGCATAGTTGCAGGCCCATGAGCCGATTTGCCATGCACCGATCAGGAACAGTACTTCCTTGTACAGAGCAATGTCAATCAAGGCGAGTCCAACTATGGCGACAACCACTGCCGCCAAGAATCCGTATTGTTTTTGTTTGTTGCTCATTATTTCACCACCGAGATTTGAACACACTTGGAAGAAGGGGGTCGGGCATTGATCTTCTCGCTGATTTCGTTTGTGGCCTTTTGCATCCGCACACAACTATCCAAATCAGCCACCTGTGGGGAGAATCTCAATTCAGTGGCACCGACGCCGCCGATTGTTACCAAGACCCACACCAAAATCGTATTCATGTTATTCCTTGCAGCAAGTAACGTCAGCCAGATCACGCCAAGAGTTCGGGCGAATCTTGACCAGATCAGCGATCTTCAACGCTGCCCGCATGGACACTTCGCGCAAAGTCGCAGCCTTCTCCTTCATATAAGAGAAGATTTGATCGGCTTCGCCGTTTTCAAAATCGTAGTCAGCGAACAGACCACCATCGGCATCGCGGTGAACCTGATGCACACGCAGCAAACGATCACGTTCCGAATCAATTGTCAGATCCAGGAAGTGACAACGGGATTGCAATGCTTCCAAATGCTCCTGCATTTTCTTGGAACGAATGTTCGCAAAAGATACGTTGGTGATAAACACCACAGAACCGTGGAATTCAAAACTGTCCGGAATACCTTCTTCGCGCAACAGGCGAGAATCAGAGTTCCAGCAGATTTTGCGATGCTTACCCGAATCTAGAGCACCCTTCAGAATGTTCAGACACAGTTCATCCGACCACACATCCAAGTCGTCCATGATCACCACGTTGCCCTTGTCCGAGAACTTGTAGAGCAGGGCATACAGACCGAGGGCGGTGATTGCGCCCTTAGCGATTTCAAAGCGGCAACGCTTGTTTGTCAACTTGTCAAACAACGAAGCCTTTTCCATTTGCTGTTCAACACCGTAGGACTTGCCGACGCCGGGAGGGCCAGTCACGATAATGGAGCGAATGTTGCCTTCGATGCAGGCCTTGCTCATTTCATCCAGAACTGCGAAACGAGTGGCAATGCGGTTCATTGCTTGTTCGTCAGTTTCAACGGGCTTAGGCGCAACCTCAACGACTGCTTCGGCGACAGGAGTCAGATCACCACCGTCGGTGAACACGAAGGACTTGAGGTCTTTGACGAGGACGCGCACTTTGTCGGCGTCAGTCTTGAATTTACCGTCGTTCTTGACGGTGATGTAGCCAGAATTTGCTCCCTTTTGGAAGCCCTTGACAAGAGTGAATGTCTGATTGACGACGGGTTTGCCACGATATTCGCCACGGAGAACGCGCACTGTTGAAGTCATTTATTTCCTTAATTACTGACTGAAAGATGTATTATAGCAGAATGGGTATTTACGGTCAAGCCAAAACAGTCGTCACGCGAACATAATGTCCGCCGTAGAACCTAAGTTTCTTCTTTGACGCATCAGTAACACGAAATTCGTTGGTGTACCCGAGTTCACGGGCAATGTGACGGGCTTTGATTGCAACGCGATCAACATCGCTGCCGGAGAAACAGAAACCGACATTACGAGTGCCGTCTTTGTTCTTGTAGCCGTTCGTCCATGAAGAGGGAGTGTAAACAACACCGAGATTCTTCACAGCTTGACGAATGACTTTGCGGACTTGTTTCGTGTTTGCAATCATGTTAGCTCCGTTTGTTGAAGTATGTATTATAGCAGATTTGGGATTTGTTGTCAAATCTCAATGCGGCAAGTCAACTGATCAACAATGTGATCCACATTCTCAATGGCGTCCTCAACTTCAACTTCGGTGTTGTCTTGGAAGTCACGCAGAGCCGAGAAGAATACACGGGTGGCGAAGTTGAGTTTTTCAATTTCAGTTTCCATGTTTATTGCATGGGAAACGCGGATTGCTTCGTTAGTTGCTGTCATGCTTGCTTTCTGAGTAAGTATGTATTATAGCAGAAACGGGATTTATTGTCAAATTGTCACTTTAGGTAAGTGTATAGCAACCCGGCAACTCCGGCGAGAGCCATGACCAAATTCAGCACAATCAGGCTGTTTTCTTTCCAGCGAATTGCCACTGCCAACCAGATCAGTGATCCTGTGAGACCGAGAAGCGGGCCCAACGGATACCAATTGAAAGAGTTGGCAATTGTGCCAAGTACCAGAATTGTAGTGGCAGCCCACTTTAGATGTTCGTTCATTTGCGATCCAATACTTGAGATTTCAGAGCGGTCAACACCTTCAGAGCGGTGTCAAAATTGTCCTTGTTAGGACGGGTGCGACACTGACCAACGTAGAATTCAAGGTCGGCCCAGTCAACGTCAGCATGTGTGCGCCAGTTTGCGCTGGGACGGCTGGCGACTTTCTTCGCCATATTGTCCACCAGCATTTGAGCATTTTGTTCAACTGTCATTTTATTTCTTCAATAAGTAAACTACAAGATCAGGACCTTCAACTTTGACAAGTTGATCACCACGGTGTCGTTTTTCGTAGTATGAACCCGGGCCCCACCTTACATAGCAGTCGTTTCCCTTTGCAGTGAACCTGTCAACGCGAGCCAGAAGCAATTCCTTGTATCCCGGGTTAATGAGGATAACATGGTCCCCGATTTCAATTTTTCGTTTCAGGAAGTCTAACATCAGAATCCCATGGCCATTACTTGTTCGCGCAGTTTCAATTGTTTTTCGTTGTGTTCCACGAGGACGATTTCTCCATCTTTCGTGAAATGCTTGATGATGTCGTGAGCATACACCGAACCAATTTCAGTGTAGAGACCTTCGACCTCACAGACGCGAGTGTTGCCTTTGGCATTGTCCATGACATTGGCGTACCAACCGTTACGCAGTTGAACGCGGGCACCTTTTTTCAGATCATTTGTCAGCATTTTGTTTCACTTGTTGATTCAATACAAGTATTATAGCAGAAACGGGATTTATTGTCAAGTTTGGGCAAAAGCCCCTTTCGGGGCCTTTGTTATGCGAAGATTTCTAATGCTGTGCCGCACTCCGTGCAGTACTTGGCATGTGCCCTATTCTGCTTGCCGCATGTCACACATTTAGGCTTTGCCTTCACTGTGACCGGTCGCTCCACGGGCCGATTGTCAGGAGTCTCACCGAGTAGTTTCAGCACAATGGTATGCTTCTCTGTTTCCATGGCGCCCATGTATGCAGTCTGGAACTTCTGTTCACTCTTGCTACCGGGTACTGTGACACCCACATCATTTGCCGGCATCCAATCCATAGTGGCCATTCCATCATGAACTTCACCAACTGACGATTGAATGTTGTTCGTGAAACAATAGTTGTTGATTGCCGATGCCGCGGATGCCTTAACAAATTCACCCTTGCTGTGATCAACACCACGCATGGTGCCGCCGATATTCATGCTACTGGTTGAAGCGAAAATCATACGATCAGCGCCGGACCAACCGCTGAAGCCGCCACGAACCCCTGGGGGATACTGAAGGTTGCTATTTTTCCACTGGTCTTGCAAGATGCAGCCCCATTGTTGAGGGACAACCTTCTCAAATTGAAATTCAATCCTGATCAGGCCGTCTTCCAGCTTGACACCGCGGTGTTTCTCTACCGATCCTGTTCGTTCAATGAATCGGAATCGGTTGCCTTCGTTGAGGTTGTTGTTTTTGATTGAACGCTCCAGATCAATCTCTTGACCCACTCCCAGAATGAGCCCGCCAGGAACGACATTATCACCATCAATGAATACATTGACAACTGCGCGAACTGTGTTGAGATTTTTGAGAAGGATACTATATTCCGAACTGAACGGGATATAAACTGTTTCATTACTTTCGCGCAAGATACGCCCGTTTGCCTTTATGGAGGCGACCATTTTTTGATGATACATCATTTGATTTTCCTATATTTAAACAGCACACAGAATAGGTGCTCAAAGTTTTAATTCTGTTATCTTAGGTGCTACATTATTATAGCATTACTATTTATCATTATAGCACGTTGTCAAATGTTTTTCATAATGTTTGGTAAACCCAGATGGACATATTTCTCGTCGGCAAACAGTACATGAAATGCGCTTGGGTAATCCTAGTGGGCGAGAAGGGGATTTTCGGGTTTTACCTGTTGATATGTTCCTACATTTTGGAGAGCAAAACTGTGGCAAGATCGTTGAACGCTTGTCGGTTGCAGTGAATTCACGAAAGAATACCTTACTACAGCAACCGCATGCGCCAAAAATCTTAACACGGGCTTTAAGTGTTCGGCCTTTCATAACACGCTTCTTGCCGAGCCACCAAGATCCGCCCTGTCCACCATCAGAACCATTCCTAAGAATCCCTGTAGTTTTGTCTATTCGTCCCCACCATTTGATAAGGCGTCGTTCTAGCGCATACGCCCCCAATTCAGTTAGATGTTGTTCCAAAATTACCACATTGTTCTTATCAACAGGCGATTGAATGGCATCTCTTTTTAGATGTTTCCATGCTCTATCACCGGTACCTTTACCAATATAATACGGGGTTCCTGCCTTGGCAGTTATTGAGTCCTTATTGCGTAGATACGCATATACATAAAAATGAAGCATTATCGCTCTCCTAAAAGTGCGATAACACATTGAAACGGCGTACTGACTAAACGCCCGGTGATTTAAAGTCAGTTAGTATTATCAATAGTATTTATACCGTATTTTATTCTACGTCCCATTTACCCACTCTGAAGAAATTGAAACCATCACGCGGAGACACCACTCCGGTTGTCACCATGTTCATTGATTCCTTTTTGTACTCTCGCTCAAACAGCGATTTGCATGGATTGGCATTCTCCAATACGATCACAACTGCGCAGTCGTTCTCGTCCTGAAACCAATACTCAGTGGAGCGTTTCACCCTGAACATCTTCAATGGGCGAAGGTTATGTGCCGCAGTTCTTTGGAACCGATCTGGATCATGCTGAGCCAGGCCACGCACCATGTCGGCAAACGCCGTGTCGTATTCATAAAACTCAGGAAGCCTGAATACCAATGGTAGAACCTTCTCAGTGAATAACTTGCCGTCACTGTGAACAAACTTGCGTAGATCCTCGCGGTACGAACTCAGTTTGATTTCCTTTAGCGCCAGAATGATGAACTTCTTTCTGTAGAAATCCCTGATGGTATCGGCAAATACCCGATCTTCTTCGGTGATACTCTTGTACAGGTTCGGATCGGTAAGAGTCGTGATCATTGGTTGGACCGCTAACTCTTTGTTTTTACGGAGACGGTACCATGCGGTGCTAAGGGCCAATAGATCCTCAGTTGATTCGCTAATGGTGTACCTCTTCACATATGGATCACTATGGGTATTTTCACCTTCCCACCATATCTTTGATTGGGCCGATTGCGAGGCAACTGCGTCAAGCGAATAGGTTCCTGCAGATGGATCATACGCAGAAGGAAAGGTCGGGGTACATGCTTTTATTGCCATAAGTTTTGCTAATACCGAAGAAGCATGTAATGTATCGTTATTGCCGGCTGACATAGTAATCCCGAAGAGTTAAAGAACTTATTATATCAGAAAAGCCGATGTATTGCAACACCGGCTTAACCTAATTGAGAGTGATATCTTCCATACCTGCTGCCCGAAGCCGGACAATGTGCCCAAGCATGAAGTTCTTTGATTCAAGTCCTTTAATCAGACCCAAATATTGGTTACGCAGAAACGCCACAGAGTTGATGATTGTCTCAAAGTCAATCACCTCATCCTCGCCCTCCATATACTTTTCAGCATCACGACTGGACAGTGCCCTGTTGTATGCCTCAAGATACTTTTGGAAATGCTTTCGCCGAATCTTGCGTAGTTGTAGGTTAAGAAAATTGAGCACCGCTTCCACTTCTTGGAGTTGGTTAAAGCGATGCTCAGTAATTCCCGGAAGGGACGCGACATTCTTCTCCACATTACCTTTGATGCCACAGTCAAACTTTGCCACGGTAAGTTCCGCCTCAAAGTGACTGATGAAATCCGGAATTGTCGAAAGGTCTGTACTGACGCGAGTGTGCCAATTCATTTAGTCCCATTCATCAAGGTCTTCATCTTCTTCTTCCTCTTCAGGTTCATGCTGTTCCACATAGAACTTTAACGCACCAAGAATATCTTTGTCACCACGAAAGGATTCTTTGATATCTGTCGCCTCATAATCATTGTCAATTAACATATTGACCAGAGTATCCGCGGCATCTTTGCGCTCGTTCATATCTACATGGGAACGCAGAGCGTCCCATACTTCTGCAACTAAATCTAAACTCATACTGTTTCCTCTTCAGGTTGTACAGTACTTATTCCAGATCCTTTCTTTTGTTGCTCATCCATAACAGTGTCAAGGCACTGATCATCATTGCGTTCCCATCCCTTGCGGAACTTCTTGATGATTTCTCCTTCAACCGTGGTGAACACCAGAGAGTTGCCTTCCTTCTTCAACAGATTTGCTTTCTCAAACATATCTACCAGACCGGAGTAAGGACTCATACCAGTGGCATACGGAATCTGAACCTGAACAGTTTCAAACGGCTTCGCATATCGTGTTTTCATAATCTTACATGCCGCACGAATACCAAGAACGTCAGTTACCTTGTTGCCATCCTCGTCAACCTTCAACTTGAGTTTCTTCATGGCCACGACGATACTGGACGCATAGACGAATCCCTGACCACCAGAGATTTTATCATCTGGATCAAACATGTCTTGACTGGCGTATGTGTGATTCGTGCAGACCAGACCGACATTGTGTGAGCCGAGCAACATCACAGAGTTACGAACCAGCGAGGTCAGCGCCTTAGGTTTACGTCCCATGTCACCTTTCATGTCACCTGCTTCAAACTGATTCACATCAGTCGGGGTCAGCAACATACCAAGTGAGTCAATGACGAATAGAACCTTAGGCTTGCTCTCTGTTGGCATCTCTTTGTATTCCTTCATGAATTCAGAAATAGTTTTTGCCACATCATCAATCATTGCCATGTTCAGTTTGAGCAGTTTTGATTCAGATGTGTCAACACCAAGATCAGTCAACCACTTTTCATCCAAGGCGTTTTCGCTGTCAATGAGGACAACATAGATGCCTTGCTTTTGTGCGTTGCGAATCAGATTACCAGAGCAGATAAAACTCTTGCCTGATCCTGATTCTCCGGCAAATACAGTCACCTTACCAAGAGGAATACCTTTGTTGAAGTCTCCACTGATAAGGTAATTAAGGGCATGATTGCCCGTGCTGATCCAATCAGTTGGATCATTGTATCCGATGCTTAGTCCTTCAATGGACTTTGTAATGCTTTTCCTGAACTTACTGATGTCAAAGGGCTTAGCCATGGGTTTTTTCCTTAATATAATTCATAATTTTCTCCAATTCGTCATAAGTCATATCTGACTTTAGTTTATTTGCTCTCCAAGAGATAATAAAAACATTTCCTGGCACATAACCAAGTTCCGGGATAACCTTGTCAATAGTAGATTTACAAGGATCCCTGAGATGTCCATTTTTACCTCCCCAACCATAATTTAATTTGATACCTAATATCGGACAGAATTCAGGCTGCTCAATATCAGATAGTTGAATTGTAAATGGAATACCCCTTTTCTGCGCCTGCTGTTTTCGTGCCCTAAACTGCCAACTTAGTGTATTTTCAAGAGAGCGATAACGATCCCGATCTATAGAGTATAACTCATTCCGTGAACATTCAACACACATATGGGTAGACACAAACCGATCTGCAACATGACCTCTCCTGCAGGATTTTCCTGTATGATATGTTGACTCTCCGGCGAGAACTGCCAGGTCACGCTCGGAGCATCTTCTATTAGCCATGTTTTCTTTCAATTAGTGTGTAGCCGTGAAATTGTCCACGGCACTTTGTTCAGCAGATCAGGGCATTGATCAGACATTTTTTCAAACTCATAATCGCTTGGATAATGCCTCAAGGCGCCTCTGGCTCTGTCTCGTACTATGCTTGGTACCCGTGGTGTCTTGCCCGGATCACATAGTTCTTCCAATAGTTTTTTACCTGCCTTTAGGGCCCTGTAACGTTCATCAGGTAGGGTCATAATATTCTCCTAGAATTGGGGACCGAAGTCCCCAATTAGATTAGGCAGTTTTCTGACGCGAACGAATCAGCGCAAGAATGTCAGCGGCTTTGTCACCGCCTGTTGCCTTAGGCACCACTACCGATGTCTCTGCTGCCTTGACATCATCTTCCCATGCTTCGGGCGCCTTAGATGCCGGAGTTGCCGTTTCTGTCACCGGAGCCGATGTACCAGCAGGAGCATCAAGCCCCCATGGACGATAGTATTGACCCCAACGTTCCAGATCATACGGCTTGCCGTCAACGGATGCGTCAAACATTTCCTTGATGATACGCAGTTCTGCTTCACCTGGCTTCTTCGGCAGAAAGGAAGCAAGATTGAACAGTTTGTGTGTTTCAATCGCGGCTTGTTCGGCATCGGTCAGTGCCGATTCCTTACGTGCCCATGTGCTTGTGGAGTAATCCGCATAACCACCCTTGGATGTTTTCTTGATGTTCAGATCAAGACCACGAAGGTAGTCAGTTGGCAGTTCTTCCATTTCCGGATCCATCAGCGAAGCCTTCACAATGGTGAAGATTTGCGGAGAGATGATGAAGCGACGAATCGGATTTGCCGGTGTTTCGTCATCACCAATTGGATTTGCCCGAACAAAACCTTGGAACAGATAAGCACGTTTCTTCCAGTACTTGTTTGCCAGTTCCTTGAGAGTTTCATCCTTGTACCACGGGCGCACTTCTGCCAGAATCGGGCAGTGATACTCCGGTCCGAACATTTCAACACATGGCACCTGAACTTCTACGCGCTTCGCCGAAGGGTCACCCTTGACACCCATAAATGGGAGTTTGATGATTTGACGTTCGACCCAAAAGTATGGGTTACTGGTGTCACCATCGGGTAGGAGACGGAGAGTGGTAGTTGTACCCTCATCCATGTTCCAGTGTGCGTAGATTGATTTGTCACCTGTACCAGATGACTTGTTAGACTTGTTTTCTTGTGCCGCAATACGGGCACGGATTTCTGCGAGAGTTGCCATAATAAATTTCCTTATATTAAGTTGGTCTTTGGTTTATATTCGCCACTCACCATGAGCGACTAACAGATGCTAGTATACACTTATACTTCGCACCTGTCAATATTATTTATCCCAACTTCCAGGAAACTTATTATTTCATTTATCCTTTTGAGAGTTTTACGATGTGTGCCAAATGATCAACACTCTCACATGCTCCGACTAACTTACCACGCAACGGTGCCTTGTCGGTTGGTCCAGCTTGCCCGACTTTCTTTTGTTCCGGACCGAGGTCTTCTTCTATAGATTTCTTAGTTAGATCGGCGACATTACACCAACCTACCCAACGAGAACCCATTGGTGATGTTGGTTTGAAATAGAAAACATCGGCACCAGTTCTTGTTCTTGCTTGCTTGGTTAGTTTTCCTTCTGCTTTGGTACCGTCACCAAAAGTTTTGATTACCTTGTCACCTACCTTGAATGATTCGTTTTCAATGTCTGGGTGAGTGTATTTTGCCATATCGGAATTTGAACCAACGAGTGCTTCACTCACTTTGCCTTGCTTCCTACCCTCAAGTTCCGCAATCTTAGCTCGCAATCGGGCAACCTCTTGTTCTGAACTGAGTCCTGAGTCCAGAGCATATCTTAGGTCTTTCTTCAGTTTTTTGAGTATTCCACCTGGTGCGAGGAGGCCACGACTTTGATTGTCTAGTTCATCTCGGTTTTCCATCATTTCATCTTCCACATCATTCTGGGCCTGATCATTACGCTGATGACGCATCATCTCTCTCTTTGGGATTTGACCTTCTTCAAAGTCATCGTATGGTCCACGAATATCACCCATTGGTCCTCTGTATCCGGCTAGATAAACGATTACTCGCACACCTGTTGTGTAGTTGTCAATGGCCCATACACCCTCGACTTGAGGATCAGCATGTACCACGCAGTTTGGCAGATCCATTTGCTTGACAAATCTTGGGTTAGCATTTTTAGATAATGATGCCACAGCACCTTGCTTGGTGTCTGGGAAAGGTGCCTGAGTTTGTTTAGGCTCATTGGGCATTGCTGCTCTGGTCATGATGGCATTGCGACGATCACGCTCGGCTTGTCTTGGATTAGTTGCTTCAGGAATGCCTTCCGGATTGTTTGATTCAAGACCATCACCTTCTTCTACTGGTTTCGCATCATTGGCAAATTCTTTGTTTGTGGCTTTGACGATGCCGGAGAAGCGTTTGTTGGCTCGTTTTGTTGCCCAGTCTGCTGCCCTACTGTAGGCAGGGTCTTCACCTTTTTTGGCTACGGCATTGGCAAATGTATCTAGGCCTGAGGCTTCTTTACCGGCTTTTTTTTTATAACGACCAAGTAAATCGTTTGAAACTTCGGCAAGGCCAAGTGATTCATCAATGACATCATCAGCCCACTCGGCCAATTCAGCAGAGTGATCAACTTCGGTGATGTTTTTGTTCAACTTACGCAGAATCGGCATCACTGATTCAATTCTTGGATCGAGTTCTGTCGAGGCGAACATTTCGCTTAGGTCAGTTGAATCCTCATCTTCTGTGAGTGTAGGAGTCCATGATTCAAAGTAAGCATTGTATCCGCGACGACCAGCCATCTTGTGCAGAGTCTCGCGCAGATTATTGTAGTGATTGACCCCTTCATTCACCAGAGATTGAGTTGATTCGTTGAACTGTCCATTGCGAGTGGCGCGAACGAATCCGGCCATCTTTGTGTATTCTTCGCACAGCGAATGAATGTGTTTACCTTGTTCATCATACGGTGTTCCGCCTTCTGCAATGTGACGGGCATACACACGGGCCAGACCTGGCTTCGTTGTGTCTAACAGGAAGCGTTCACCAGCGGCATTTTCCACGAAGATGCGTTCAATCGCACGATAGCGGCGTTCGCCTTCTTCCAGTTGTCTGGAGTGTTGAAGAATGATCTTGACCTGAGGAACAGCGTCAGAGTAACTTGACTTACGACCTGTGGCGTAGTAACCTTCTTCTACTTGTTTCTTACCAATCTTTTCTGCGGCTGATGCCTTCTTGTCCTGTTTATTTTTCTCGGACTTTTGTTTAGCGGTATCTCGCATTTGATCTAAAGATTGAAATGGTCGTTTCTGTTTTTCTTTGGGACCAGAACCCTCAACCATTGTTCCTGTTGGTACCTTGCTGTCACCGGTATAGCGACGACCACCTGATGCTTGATCATACCAGTCTGCTGGGCTTGTAGCACCTTTTTCAGCGGCTCTTGGTGCTGTTGCTTTTCCAGCAGGCTTGACTGGTGGCTTGCCTTGACGCACATTGGCGAATCGAGGAGAACCATCTTTATTCTTCATTCCCTTGGCCATGTCGGAGAAGTCATCACCGAGACCTTCAGGCAACACTCCAACAGGACCATGCTTTCCTTTAGATTGATTGATGGCGCCCTTCAGATTTTTCTGAGCATTTCTCGGCAGCAATGGTTTTCCGGTAGTCGATAACTTTGTATTTGCGCGGCCAGACAATTCATCTTCT